AGCTGCAATATAGAATTTCTTTTGTGCTGATTGACCTTTTGTCCAACCAAAAGTACCATCTTTTTTAGGATATACCCAACCTTTCTCACCATGTTCATTGACATCATACTGCCAACCTGACTTTGCTAATGCATCATCTACATGAGGATTTTGGCTACCTACAATACCTGTTCCAAATTCTCTGTATGTATCTATTTTATCTGTGCTTCTTGCATATGCTATTGCTTTATTCCCTTGCATTTCAGCAGGTATGATTTTTACACTTTTGTAAGTATCTTTTCCTGCCTCTTCTGCAATTCTTGTAGCAATATTAGGTAAAGCTTCAAGTATCTGTTTTTTCTTTAACTCTAATGCTTTAATGTATTCTTCTAAACTTGATACTGAAAGTCGAGTTTCAAATTTTGCATTGATATTCATTTGCATAATATCAACCTACTTTTCTGATAGTTTTTCAAAATACAAAACAACTGCCTCATTTTGACTTAAAACTGCATCTATTCTGTAATTTGCTTTTTGCCCATATACTTCTTCATTTTTAGGTGATTGTCCATCTAAATATGCTAAGTCATCTACTTCAAACTCTCCAAAATACTTATCATAATCAATTACTGCCCTTTGCATCTGCATAGATTTTTGCCCGTAATCAGCTATTCTTGTTCTGCCACTTGTCGTATTTGTTGTTCCACCTATTGGCTGAACATTAAAAGTATATTCCTTTGGTTTTTCATATTCTACTTTGCTATATTTGTTTAAAACAATTTGCCCCTCTGAGTCTCGTTTCCTTTTTGCAATATATATTTTTTTTCTCCAACGATTCATTGCATTTCTCATCTTGGAACACCTGCCTGTGGTGGAGGCAATTCTCCCAATAGTTTAGAAGATAGACCCATTTCTTCTTTGGTCCACGCAAGGGCATTTTCACTATAAGAGCTATAATCCCCTTCGTCATGTAAATAGTATAATTCGATAGCACATCTAGTCACCCAATTCATATATCTTGATGGTATATCTGCTTCTGTTTTATCCTTGTCAAAAGGATAGACTTTATTTAAGAAAACAAGTTTGGCATCTTCAAGCATGTCTTTAAAAGTATCATCTTTTTCGCTATTCTCTGTCTCTTCTAGGATTTCTCTACGCATTCTTCTTAATTGTTGTTTCAAAATTGTTTCCTGTTCGCTCATTTACAGTCACCCTTTCTCTATCGAAATTATTGTAAACAAATCAACATTTTTGTCTTCTTCGACTGCCATTATTTCTAGCATTCGTTCTGGAGTAACTGTAAGGATTTCTCCTGTTCTGACATCTCTTTGTAAAGCTTTGTCATTGTAAGGATTTGCAACTCTTATTTTAATATGTTTGTCCATAATTCTTTTACTCCTGTTTGTTGATATTTTGCTTCTTTTGGGATTTTATTGTATATATCTAAAACTTGTTTTTTAGTTAATTGCATATCGAATGGTAATATATATCCATTTTTGCCATTTACTATTTCAACTTTTGCATTTGGGAAAGGTGTTACTAATACTGGTACTTCAAGCATTAAGCTTTCATACATCGTATAGCAAAAACTTTCTGTATCGCTCAGTTGAACTACATAATTGGCATTTTTAATCAATAGAGATGTGTCTTCTGTTACTGGTCCATGAAGATACATGTTTTTATAATCTTTGTGGTTATAAACATTCGTACAATACACATCCCAAATATATGGAATATCGTATTTATCAAACAAATCGCATAATTGCTTCATTCTTTCATATCCTTTTTCTTCTGTTAGCCTTGTTAGGCTCAACAACCTCAATGGTTGTTTAACAGTAGTATTCTCTTGATATAAAAGATTTGGAATAACTATACTGTCTTTTCCATATTCTCTTAACGCAGATTCCTTTGCAGCTTCACTTACTGCAATAAATTTCGTTTCTGGGTCATAACTTTTAAATTCCCATTTCCAAAACTTCTTCATTTCCGTCCAGTCGCTATGTATCATTTGATAAATTTCTTTGTATTTAACATGTTTTAAATTCTGTTCATCGACCAAAACACTTGTTATTATACAAATATCACACTCTATTGTTTCTATGGGTTCACAGACGATTGTGGCATACTTGCTGAGAGATAAAGCTTGCTTTTTATCTATCAATCCACAAAGTAGTGTTATGTCATAATCCTTGTAAAATGTTTTCAAGAAATTGATTATGAAGGTTTCTATCCCTCCAACTTTATTAAAATAATGTTGGCATAACACCACTTTTTTCATCCGTTTATCCTCCTACGCACTTACAGTAACAACTTTTCTACCGATTGGTTTTGTGAAAGTTGTTGATAATCCTGTAATTTTTCCATGGAATAATTCGTTTCCGTAGTCTAGTCCGAATTGTCCAAAGATTTGATATTTTTCACCTGCACCTGTTTTAGCAAGTAATTCTCTGAAGAAGTTACCTTTACCCGGTACTGGTTGTTCAACACCTCTTATTGCATCGAAGTTGAATAAGTATGCTGTTCCTTCTGGTATAAATTCACCTAAAGCAACTGTAACTTTTCCTAGTGGCATTAATAGGTCTCTAACTTGAATACCGAATTCATTAGCATAAGCTTTTCCCATTTCCATGCCATTTTCTACAGCATTACCATTTAATTGGTTTAATGATATAGTATCTAACCATAATGTTAATCCTGATATATCTCCGTTTTTTTCTCTAATTTTTTGCATTAATTCATTTACTAACCACAAGTCTAATGTTGCTCCATTAGCAGCTAATACGTTAGTTGTGATTGCAGCGTTCATTCCTCTTGTTTTATTTACTGTTGCATCAGTTGTAGCTTTGTTATAAACACCTTGAATGCAAGTTTTTTCAAGACTTCTTTGAATTTTCTTTAATTTTGCAGCTGTTTGGAAGTCTAATTCGTTCATTGGGTTAGCTTTTTGTCCAGCTATATTTGCTCCTGATAGAGTTCCCATGTTTGATTGTTTTGCATAAGATATTCCTATTGATTCATGGAATATTTGAGTTACGTTAGTATTTTGGCTTCTTGTTACTCTTGTAGCATTTGGTGCTGTTAAAGAAGCTGATTCAGATATACTTGGTATATCTCCTTCTTCTGATGTATAGTCTTGTCCTAATACGAACTCTACTGAATTTGTTATAGCATTTTTACCTGCTATCATTGATAAGAACGGTGTTCTTGTGTTTCCTTTGTTAAATAATGCTCCGCTATAATTCAAAGTAGCGAAACTTGTTGCAAATTCGTCTGCCATTTTAATCTCCCCTTTTTTTATTAAATTATTTTATTTTGTTTGAGCTTCTGCAATTAATCTGCTATAATAAACTATTCCATTCATATCATTTTTACTTTGTGCTTCTGCAAAAAGTCTTTGATATTTGTCCACATCTGTTTCAGCCTTGTATTGACTATTTCCAGCTGGTGGTGGAGTTGTTCCATTAATAAGTTTATTTTTAATGTCTTGCTCTGTGCCTTGTTTTTGCTTAGTTATTGTTTGACAAATTTTCTCTGCCAAGCTCTTTGTTTTTTCTTCATCTAATCCTACGATGTCATCTAAAAATCCAGAATAATCTTCCTCTTTCAATCCTGCTCCTGCAAAAACACTTTGTGCAGAATATCTACTTACTTTTTTTAAAGCTTGTTCATATTCTTGTTCTTTTTGTTTTGCCAAAGCTTGTGCTTTTTCATCATCTGTCATCTTAGATTGTTTGTAGTCATTAAACTCTGTCTGTAAATTCTTAAAATTTGTTTCTTGACCTGCTAAGGTCTCTTTGAACCTTTTACGTTCATTTGCTAAAACATCTGCTGATACGTATTTGGCACTAACCATTTTTTGTATAGCATCAATTTTTGCATTATCATCTAATTCTGCATTAGACAATACGTTTGCTAATTCTTCGTTCTCCATCTTATTCTCCTTTCACACCTACCTCATTTTTTCCCAAGTGAGTGCTTGTATTGGCGTGTCTAGTGATACCCTCACTAGCAAGGTTATTTATATTATTAGATTCTTTTCCAGAATTTGAAATCTTAGTTTCTTTCCAGAAAGTATCTCCATAATAATTTTTAGCTTTTTGATAAACATCATTTGGGTCTGAGAATAGTCCACAGCTTGCAAATGCAACATCTGGTGGCACTTGAGCTGACATCATATTCATCAATCCTTGTGTTTTTATCAATAAGTTGTCTGATTTATTTCTTGTAAATTTAATATCTATATCACTTAATTTCAAATCTTTTATTCTGTTTTCTTTATCTTTACTTAAATCCTTACAAATTCTAATTGCTAACTTTAAAAATCTTCTTTCGGATTTTTTAAACGAAAGCTCATCTTGTTTTGCTCTTTCATCTGCTATAGTCCATCCTTCTCCTAAAAGTCTGGCTTGTCCTGTATCTCCTCCTGATGGCTTATCATTAAGTCTTGGAATTCCTACTGTTGACAAAATATTGTCATATGTATCATCTAGCACAATCTTTGTTTCACTATGTACTAATTGATTTGTCAATAATTTTACATCTGCAGGTTTGTCTGAGCTTTGAGAAGTTACCTGTATCGCTCCTAAAGCCACTAATTCTTTAAATCTTTGAGCATCAATTTCTTGGTTCACAAAAACTAATAAACTTTGTATAAACTGGTCTATTCCATCTATGTCTGCTGATTTTATTCTGTTCAATGTATTCAGTTCTGACATTACTAGCTCGATTAAACCTATCCTTGAATTATTTAATGGATATTCAATTATCCTTTGTCCTTGAATTGCTAGTGGATATGCCTTTAACTCTGTATTAAGTACATTTACTGGTTGAGGCAATATTGTTAGTTCAGAATTTTTTTCTTCAAACAAATATTTATGTTTATCTGTATATATTGTTATCACTCGATAATTTACTACCTGTGGAGCTTCTTCACTGTTCATAACATTATCCGAAAAATAACTTATATAGCCACTAAACAGTGGTTCTTCTTTAATTCCACTATGATATACTACGAATGTTTTTCTAGGGTCTGGCACAGATAATTCAAAAGGTGCATCGTCTTCTTCACCTTGCTTGTCCACTTCTATCCATCTGTAAGCAGTACCACATATATATTGCCATTCTGCTATTTCTTTATCTAAACTAGATTTATCTTCACTTTCCATAAATTTATTAAGCAAAGATATTTCTGGATTTAACTTTTCTCCATTTTTTTCACCTTTTTGAACATATTGGATAGGTTCTCCATAAACATAAGATTTTTTAAATTCAACTATTTCGTAAGCATGATTTTCTAAAACCTTATTGTTTATTTCTGGTCTAACTATCTTCTGTTTGTCCCATATAGGCTGTTTGCCTTTATAAAAATTGTACAAATAATCAATCTCGCCAGCATTTATTTCATGTTCTCTAAGGACCTGTGGCAATATTTTTAGCAATACTTCTTCATCTATCTCTTCCTTACTATATGATGAATATATCTTTCTTCTGCCAAAATACTGTATTATTTTTTCTGGTACTATCTCATTCTGTGCTGGTGCTGACATTATTTCTTCTTCAACATTTTCAACATTGCTTTCTGTTGTGTCTGACATTTAATCACCCCATATAACGCTAAAAAAATGAGCAGATAAATACGATTTCTCGTAAATACTGCTCATTTTCAAGCTATTTAATGGAGTTGAATTAGCAAGATACTGCATTCCCTCCACTACACAATATTTGTATCTTATTTTCCCCTTCGCTTAATAGCGAATACTCTCTCTTAATTTCACCGTAGCAGAAATCATTCAAGATGTCAACATATTTTTTCTTTTTTTCTTCTCATTTTTTCTGGATAATATTTAAACATTCTAGTTAAAAACTTCTTACAGTCTTCAACATATATAATAGGAATCCCTTCTCTGTTCTCTTGGACTCTTATTTTTTTCATATATTCTGTTCTAACATTGCTGTATCTATAAGAAATACATTTTTCATGAAATACACAATTATGACAGATATTACTCATATACCCAATAGCCTCCTATCTATTCCCCTTGGAATATTTGGTTTGCTTTTTCCTATAATTAATTCACTTGCACACATACAGATACTATCTGGAGCATCATCATGTTTATTTGGATAATCAAATGAATATGTAGTTAAATTTTTCATAAATCTACCATAATCACTATTTGGCTTAATTGTTTTTTTGTCTCGAAAAACTATTTTTGTAATTACATCATATCTCATGTCTTTTATACGATTTTCTTTTTTTACTGTACTGTACTTAGGAATAATTTCGCAACTATGTCCTTTTATTTTCAACTTGTCTTCTAAGACTTTTTTTAAACTTTCATCTGTGTTTTCTTCTACTACTAATTTTCTAATGTTGTATAGTATTATTAACCTCACTACATCATCGTAAAGTTCCCTAACAGCCTTTTTCTTGAATAGGCAATTATCTAATATGTATTTGTCCTTGCAAGGTCTTAAAATAGGCATTGCAAAATTGTCTTTACCTCTTCTTGTAGGGTCAATTACTGCCACACAATATTTTTCTGCATCCTCTGGAATCTGCATTATTGTTTGTAGATTATCCCAAGCAAATTCAAGTCCTGTTGGAGCAATTGGTTCTTGTTGATACACACAAGACCACAAAAATTCATCTGTTGTGTCTCTTAACTTTATTGCTTCTTCTGTAGTCATTACATCTTCACATGTACTTATATCATCTTCATCTAATAAAGGTATTCTTATAAATACTGCGCTTCCATCTACTGCTTCCCATACAAATTTAAACTTTTTACTTGGAACTACTTCTACTGTACTTTCAATGTCTCCTGTAACTCTGTTTAAAATATCTTCAGGAGACCACATCGTACCTGCAAAAATATATTTTGTACTTCTTCCAGTTCTTCTGTTATACCATTCAGTTTTCCAACTGTTGTAAATATTTTGATGAACTGTTGTATTTGTTGCCTCACTTGCACCTTTAGTCATATCATCAAATATTATTGCTTTACTTGCTCTAACTCCTGTAACAGACCCTTCTCTTGTTCTTGCTATATGTGAAGGTTGCACATCTGCTCCTTTACCCTTTAAAATCCAATCACTCTCTTTTTCTTTAGCAAATGGTTTATCTCCATATTTTTGAAAATCAGGAAATACATCTCTGTATCTCGGATTTTTTATAGTTCCCTGTACTGCTCTACTAAATCCTAAAACTAATTCTTCTGAATATGACATTCTTAATATACTATTAGTTGTACTCAAACCATACAGCCATGCCGAAAACATATTTAAAGTGTAAGATTTCCCATAAGATGGCGGATATGATGCTACTACATATTCTAATTTTTCATCAAAAGCGCTTTTATTAAGATAAAATACAAAAGGTTTTAATACATCTCTTCTAGTTCCTAATACCTTTTTAGGCATATCCCATTCTATATAATCCATGAAATGCTCTAATGACCTTCTTCCTGCGAAAGCATACGCATTTTGAAATAATCTATAATATTTGTTCAAATATTCTTCATCACATTCATCCATCCTTTTCTCTATCAATGGAATTAAATCAGTAATAGCATATCTACATGCATCTAATTGTATGTCTAATGCTTTTTTCTGGTCCTTCTCGCTGTCAAAATAATATAAAAGCAATTGATACAACTGATAACATGTTTCATAAATTGAATATTCATCTAAATCTTTTCTTTTTTTTAAAATCGATATGATTTCCTCTATTGTTTTTTGAATTTCTGTCAACATTTATCACCTTTTCATAAAAAAATAAGCAATATAAGATTTTCTCTTAATATTGCTCATTTTTAAGCTTTATAATAAACATTTTCTAAAAGTTTTAATTGTTTTTCGCTTAAGTTAGGTTTTATTAATTTTACTAATTGAAATTTAGGTAAATCTAAAGCAATTTCTATTTTTCTTGCTTTCACTATTGATATTTTGTCACCTTTAATCTCTGCATTCAAATGTGTTTTATGAATTGTTATCGAACTTCCAAATTGTCTCTCTTGTTCTGTCATATTTCTTGCAAGTTCTGCAACTGTTATGTTTCTCTTTTTTAATATTAGCTTTATATATCCTCCTATTGATAACATTTTTATCCCCTTTTTTCATGGTAGCGAGGATAGGAGTTGAACCTATTACCTACTGCTTATGAGACAGTCGAGCTTCCGTTGCTCTACACTCGCTATGTTTGGCACAGTTTTGTTTCTGTGCCTAGCACGAAAGGATAATATTTGAAAAAATAAAGAAAGTTTATAGTAGTGCCTTGTAGACACTATGTAAGACATCCATGTAGGAATAAAATATCCTACATACTATCTACAATTATTTAGCTTGTCCGCCTGTTGTAAAAACAGAGCATATTGTCATATATAAAAAGCTTACTGCTATCGCTTGGGTAAAAGTCAAATGCCAATTTATTTGAAAAGCTGTTGTAAACAAATTAATTGCTATCCAAACAAAAAAACTATTATATAAAACATTAAAAATCATTCTCCATAATATTATTCCTATTTTATTCCA